CCTCGATGGTAAACGCCCTTTTCTGAGCGTTTGCCGAAAGCAGCGCCATCACGAGTGCTGCCGAAAACATCAATCTCTTGTTCATATAACCTATAAATATTTATATTTCAGATGCAAAAGTAACAATTATTTTTGGATTTTCTGCAACCTTTTCACTACTTTTATCGTCTAAGCTATAAATAACATTGATAATAACATAAAAAAGAAAGGAAAAGATTATGATTTTAAGTACAACTTTACTTGTTTTCCCAGTATTTAAAGGGGTTCTCTGATGCTGGGATAACTTGAAAATACCGCAATTATGCACCATGTTGCACAATTGCGGCTCTTAACGCTGAAAATAAACTGAACAAAAACTGCACGGAATTATGGCAACACTTAGACTATATTTAGATACGAGGGTAAAAAGGCAGGATGGTACGTTCTCCATCCGGCTTGCTGTCAACCACCATGGTGGGACTGCCTTCATATCCCTCAATCAATACTGCAAAAAGGATGAATGGGATAAAAGGGCTTGCAAGGTGCGAAAGCGTCCGGATCGTGATGCTATCAACGATTTTCTTCTTGACCGTCTGAATTTCTATAATAGAATGATGATGAAGGCGCAATGCAGGGAAACATACCGTGGCGATATTACGGCTAGGGAACTCCGGGACTTAATCATGCTTGAAGCCGAGCCTGCAAGGGAAAAGGTTGCTCTTCTTCGTGATGGCTTCATCGCATACGAGGGCAGGAATCTGAAAGAGAACACGATCAATAGATACAAGTACACTTGGGCAAAGATTGAAGCATTCCTTGGAAAGGAAAAAGCGGCTCTGCTTACATACGATGAGATTAATCGGTCTTGGCTTGAAGATTTCGATGCGTTCATGGCAAAGGAGGGCTTGTCTAGGAATACCAGAGCCAGCAGGATGCTCTGTGTCGCTGCTGTCTTCAACTTGGCGATAGATAATGAGCAGACGAAAAACTACCCCTTCCGCAGGTACAGTCTCCGGCTTGAGACAACGAAAAAGCGAAATTTGTCGGTTGAGGAAATCCGCTCTATCTTCGAAGCTGGTGGTGATGAGCTGGTCGACATGTTCCTACTGATGTTCCTGCTGATTGGTATCAACGTGAGTGACTTGTTTTCCTTGACAAATGAGAATATCGTCCGTGGAAGACTGGAATACGACCGAGCGAAGACTGGAAGGCATTACTCCATCCTGCTTCATCCAGAAGCTCTCCGAATCATCGAGAAGTACAAAGGGGAAAAGAAGCTGCTTCGTTTCTCGGAGCATTTCAGAAATGTTGATGTTGCAACGGTCATGATTAACAAGAAACTCGCAAAGGTGCGCCCAGGGCTTACTACGTACTACGCTCGCCATACGTGGGCATCCATCGCCTTCAACCTTGGTATACAAAAGGACGTGGTGTCGCTTGCGCTGGGTCACTCGTTTGGTGTCCGGGTAACTGATACCTACATCAATGCAGACCTATCGAGAGTAGATGAAGCAAACCGCAGGGTTATTGATTACGTGCTGTACGACAAAAAATAGCCTTATTTCTTGCGAATTTGCCGCAGAAACGGCTCAAATTGTTTTCTGGGATAGTTTTACGTGCTTACCACGTAAGCGGCTCAGAACGCAAATTTCGGGGTAAATCAGGAAAAAACAAAAAAATACCCCAGCGGTGAAAAAGTCGAGTCGCTGGGGTAATAAGTGGAGACCACTTAAACATTCAGTGATGCAAAGGTACGCTTTTCCTTTGAAACCACCAAATTATTTGCCAAAAAATTTCTTCCTCAACAAATCATTGATAAATCGTGACTTGTTGGGCAATGCGTTGAGGAAAGGCAGCAGGTCGTTGTCTATCTGTATGCCAACTAGCTTGACCGTTGCGCCTGCACCCTTCTTCGTTCTCTTGATGTTTCTTTTATTATTCTCCATATCCGTGATTCTTTACTGGTTCTCCATTTACTCGCAAGAGGTTGCGCTGCTCGATCCTGCACTTCTTCGAGTACTTGCGTGGAGTGCCATCCTTCTTGCAGGTCTTGCCTTTATATACCAGGCAAGGCAAGGAGTTATATTCGTAGCCTCTAAGCGAAATAATCCAATCTTCAACCCTTATCGTATCGCAGTTGTCGCTGATATAATCGCCAACCTTAACTGGACTGTGCTCCGTGGCAAATTTCCTTGCCAGCATTACTCTTTCCTTCTCTGCCTTCACCCTGATTCCGTGCAGGGCTTTTCTGTACTCTTGTTCTGTCATTGTCTTCTGTCTTTTTTAAATTGTCTGTCCAACTTCGTTTTCATTCGGTTCATCTTGTGCTCAAGCCTGCCGATCTGCTTATAAGATAACCACCCCGGCTTGATATTCAACTCCAGCCAGTACTGGCGCATTTCCTTGCAATGCCGGGCGATGCTCGGGAAATAGAGGTGTCGCTCGTATGGGTTGCGAAGGAAGTACTTGCAATCGGATAATAGACGACCAAGCATCATGTATTTATGCTTCTGTCCTTCTCCGAGACTTACAAGCCTTCCATTGTCCCCGATCCACAGCATTGCGCCTTCTCCCTTCCAATTAAAGTCGAAAGCCTTGCTTACCGGATAATAATAGCCATCGAGCACCGTGCCTTCCTTAAGGTCTCGCCCAATCTCTCGCAGACAGGTTCTTCCCCAGCTGGTCGTTACCTCGACCACTGCTTGTGCTGGTATCTTGTCGTATTCCTTCATATCTTGATATATTGTGCAGGGCTTGCGCCCTGCTGATTAATACTTTTCAATCCAATACTCTGTTGTACAATTCACTCCTAAGCATGCAAATTCAGACTTGAAATAACCTTGTCGTACCCAGTATGGATAATGTCTGTCGGCTTTCTTTAGTCCCCTGAACAGCTTGTTCAAGAATCGCTCTGCCTTGTCCTTGCGTGTAAAGTTTTCCACATCATCGATTTCTTTTCCTTCCATCTGTCTCTTGATGTAATATTTTGCTCTTGCCATTTCTCTGTCCTCCCTTGATTACTTAGCATACAATGTTACAACCAATCCTCTTCTGAGTGCGCAGCGGCAAGCGTCCATACCTGCCTTCAATGCTCGCTTGATGAACTTGTTAAAAAGTTCTGCTCCGATGAGCTTCAAGATTCCGCTTACTCCTACGAGTGTGTTTATCTTCTTGCCATCCTCTGTGCGTCCGAAGACCTTGATACGGAAGTTAGAGTTGATGAACTTAGTAGTGAACTCTAAAATGTTTGAATTTGACTTTTTCATTTTCTTTGGCTTGACCGTGCTGCCTAGGGCTTAAATTACTGAATGTTTTAAAGTGCTTATCTCTTAAACACGATGCAAAGATATTAATATTTTTCGGTTCTACCAAAACTTTTCCCGAAAGATATTAATATTTTAACTTTTATTGGCTGTTTATGTCGTAAGCACGGCTATTTTCGGTCGTTTTTGGTCGTTCTAGGGTAGTTTTCCACGCTCTATATAATAATAACCTGCACGCATTAGCTAGAATGAATATATCTAACTCTCATATCCCCTACCCCTTTTCTCTCAATGAAAAGTGTTCTTTGCACAAAAATGGGCAGAAAAACGCTCTCCTGCGCTTCCTGCCCTTTCAAAGATTGATATTATGATTGAACCTACTGAACTCTCTTCTTGATGCGCTCCTTTATCCAGCAAACCGCAAAGATTGCCAGGAACAGCAATACGCAATCGCCAGCGAATAATCTTATCTTATGCCATGTGCTCGCTGGCTTCTCTACCTCCTTGGTCTTGTATCGGTTCACGTAATACTTGACCTTTACGGTGTCGGTCACGAATGTGTAAATGTCGCCCACGATGGTGTCCGTCTTGGTTGTCGTCTTCCATCTGGTGGTCGTAAGATTGTGCCACCGCTCCTTTATGATGGTGTCGCCCTTGATGTACACCAGCACGCTGTCATGCTTGTATATGCTGTCGTGCTGCCGGGTGTCCTGCCAGTGGATCTGTCGCTGGTTCACGCTGTCACGTCTTACACTGGTGTGTGTGCTGTCGTGATAAACCGTGTTATTTTGCGCTGTTTTGGCGCAGGAACAGCCCAAAATCAAAAGTGGGGTAATTATAAGCATTGCGAAAAATAACGCCACAGAACGCAAATTTCGCCCTTTTCTTGAATTTTCCATACTTTATAAACGTTAGATTGATGTGTTTATTACGCAAGCACCTCGATTTTCAAGGCTTCCTTGGCTCGCTTCAAATACTTCTCGCAGGCTACCAGTCCTTTGTAGCCTCCGTTTATCTTCCTTCGGATAGCCTTCAAGTTGTCTTGGTCTGCCAACTCATTGCAGCCGAAGGTGTCGAATACCCACATCGATGATTTCGTTGCTCCCAGAGAACGCTCCAGAAGTTCGGGACTTTCTACAACATCGAAGCCGCAATAATTAGCATACTTCCGGTAGTTGGCTCGCCCGGTAATCTGTATCAATCCCCTGCCCTTATACTTCACGCCATCGCCCTGCTGGGTGTTTCCGAGGTCTTTCCTGCCCTCGTAGGCTCTGCCGCTTGCCAGTTCCTTGGTGTATCTCAACTCTCCGCTTTCATGGGCAATCTGTGCGAGATAGTGCGCCATACGCAAAGGAGTATTGATGTGGAAATGCTCTGCCCATCCGTTGATGATTGGAAGGTAGGTGTCTGCCCTGCTGCCTGCATTCGGCATTACCTTTAGAAGTTGCGCTCTAGTTATCCTCATTGTCTCCTCCTTTCTTCCGCTCTTCCTTCATTATCTCGACAACCGCCTTCGCAATTTCGTCCTTGTTCTCGAGGATCACCTGCATCGTGCGGTCTTGCTTGCGTATCTCAGCCTTCTCGTATGCCTTCTCTCGGATGCTCTTAAACTCGCACAAAAGCAGATAAACCGTCCAGGCGATGGAGAACATAGGGAAGGGAGAGATAACACACGTAGCCACGTCCATAAGCGAAGCAATACCGAATGTCGGGAAATACTTCTTCGCCTTGTCGCACGTCTTCTTCAATCCGGTTGAAGTTCTTGCAACATGCAGTTCCTTCGCCTTCTGGATTCCAGCGATTAAATCAATCGTCATGGCAACCAGTATGGTAGCAAAACAGATAAAAATTACTAGGGCGCACAAATAAAGGTGGTGCACCTGAAAATCGTGAAATACTTCGCTCATATCAATTTGTTTTTTGGTTATTCCAATTTCTCCCAGTCAATGGTAACACCCTTTCCGATGATGTCTGCCGTCCACCTGCAGAATGCCATACCCTCGTATCCGTCCGGATCACTGGCTACGGCAATAGCATACTGTACGCAGTCGCTCTCGGTCTTGATTACCTTCGGATAGAAGTCCGCATAAGCCATATTTGCCAAATAGAGAATATCCCCGAGGGTCGTGCCCTTGGAGATTATCTCGTTGTTTGTCGCCAGCCGGATTTCGTCTACCGTCCATCGGTGGCTCGTTCCGTCTACGTTCTTCATCTGCTCGCTTGCCTTGATTGCTAGCTGTTTCGTGAAGTGGTAGCCGTGCTTGGCAACGTATGCCACATATCCGCTGGCTCCCATGAGTGCCTTTGCTGCCTTCTCGTATGGCAAGCCGTGGATGATGTCGCTCTCTTGGTGCTGGTGTCGCTCTTCCTCGCTGTCGCAAGAATGGCGCATAACGATTATTTTCTTCATTGTGCGCCCTCCTATCCTAGTTTGTCGAGTAACTGTTTAACCATGCCACGAATGCCGCTTATATCGCCCTCAAGTGCCTTGAAACGCTTTTCCGTTTCCTGCTTCTCCTTGATTGCCGGGTTCAAAGCTGCGAGAAGTTCTTCGCCCTTGGCTTTTCGCTCCTTGCTTGTCTCGTATGCCTTGATTATCTCATCGGCTTCATTTACCAATTTCCCGACTTCGGGCAAAAGGTCTGCCTTGTCGGTTGCCAGTACGGTTTCGCCTGCAAAGGTAACTCCGAGGTGTTCGGGGATAGTGTAGATTGTCTGCTTTCCCTCCACCTCGATTGTTACGTCTCGCATTGGCTGTCCGCTGCTGGAAATGGTTGCGATGCCAGTGTTGATGTGCGGCTGGTTGTCTACGACCTTGCCTTCCTTAACTTCCACCGTCTGCTTGTCTAGCAGATAGACTGGGTGATTTCTCTGTATATTCTTAAATTCCATAATGCGCTCTTTTTAGATAATTCGATAAATAGACAAAAAGGGGTCTCACTGATAGAACAGCGAGTTGCCCCTTGATAGATTTTGTTTAGACCGCCTACGCTCCAGTTGTGGTTGTGGTGGTCTTCAGCTGCTGGATAATGAAACCAGTCTGCTCTCTGCGCTTGCTGTCCTCCAGCTGGATGCGAAGGTCTTGCTCCCAGTGGTTGTTGAGAACGTCAACGATGCGCTGGGTGTTGTCCTTGCCCGAGTTCTTCAAGTCGCAAACGACCGTCTGGATGAGGTTGCCGAGGTTACTGAAACCTCGCTCCAGCCCAGTATTGGTGTAGCAGAACCCCTGCTGCATTGCGTTGATGATGTCCTTCTGCCCCAACTGGTTCTCGTAGCCCATACGATTGATGTTCTGCTGCGTGGTGCAGCAACAGTCCTTCAACTGCTGAATGATGTTGAGGTTTCCGAGGTTCGCTGCGTTGATTACTCGCTCTGCGCTGAAACCAACCTTGCCGCCTACATTTTGGATTGCTGCCTGCACGCCACAGACTGCATTCTGCAGCTGGTTCATATCGCAGTTAAGATTCTGCGCCAGCTGACCAAGAGCAACGTTGTTGCCCTTCACTGCGTCCATCAGGAGAGCCGTATTATTGCCGTCCTGCATCTGTGTGCGAAGGCTCGCAATCTGATTCTGCAATTCCGTGTCCTGCAAATTGCCGCCACGGTTATTCCAGTCTCGCATCCAAGCCATCATCATCATATAGGCAAACGGGTTATTCATCCAGTTGCCCATACCACCGTTCATTGCTGCCAGCATAGTTGCTGGATCATTGTCTCTACCTCTAGCGAGCAAGGCTGCTGCTAGGTTGTCATTGCCACCGTCCCCAGTGCAATAGACTTTTTCGATTGTGTCTGCCATAAAATTTTGAGTTAATTACGTTACGGAAACCAAATATTGGAATCCGCTGCAAAGTTACTCTGATTTTTGGCTCGCTCCAAAAAGTTAGTACACTGGTATTTATCGAATTATTTTCAAAGAACGCTTTTGGTTATTTTCTTTTTGTTTTCTGCTTGATGATTAAACACAAATCGGCTCTACGTCCTTGTTAAGAAGGGTCGCTTGTGCCGTGGCAAGTCGATAAACTCGAGAAGTGCTGATATAGGTGTACGCCATCTTGCACAGATGTCTAACTGCTGGAACGGTGCGGTTCAGAACGGTCGCAGTGGTCGTAATGCTGAACCCTGCGTGTATCATCTGTTCAACGACCATACATCTTGTCATTACGAGGTTTTCTGCTCTCGACTTGCCGAGAACGTCTTCTCTCGTAATACTCAACTCTCCGCTCGGCAGTTCAATAGCGCAACACTTGATTACGTTGTCTATAACTCGCCATAGTTCTTTCTCCTTGTCATTCATAATAAAATGTTTTAATCGTCTCCTAACATAGAATCAATCATTCCATCAATGGCTTCATCGGTCATACTCTTCCTAATAGAAGAATCTGCGCCAATTGACTTCATCATCATAGCTACCCAGGGGTTGTCACTCTCCAGCGTGGATTGTATCTGTTCCTTGTATGCTTCGTGAAGCTCGCCCGATTCCTTAAAATCCAAAAGAACCGTGCGCAAGGCTTTTACAGCGTAGTTATCCATCAGCAGGGGATTGTCCCTTGCCGATGATAATTTAGTAAGAAGCACAGCCAGTGCTTCATGTAATTGTTTCTTATTCTTCTTCATATCGTCTTATTTTTAAATTTTAAAAGTCAGCGACTTAGAGTTCAAGTTTACCACCACAAGCATATCTTCTTGAGGTTTTAGTAACTCCTGCTTTAGGAGTTACTGGTTTTGCTCTACCAGTACTTTTTCTCATAATAGTGTATTTTAAAATTATTTTAGTTTTACTTGTTTTGAACAAACTCTGCGACAAGAAGACTAATATTATTAATCTTAATTAAGCGTGCATAGGTATTGTATGCCGTTTCCAAAAAGTCAATCCTCTTAAGAATTGGACCCTGTGATGTTTCTTCCATTTTAACCAGAACGCTAATACCAGCCTGGCTGCAATAAGTGCGACATTCTTGCGTTCCTGTAAAGACTACCTCCAGGATGCCTCCTTCCGATGCCTTTTGAAACCATTTAAATACGTTGATACGACCTGAATTATTAATGTTAACAATTTGATGATTTGCAACAAATGGAATATCTGAACTTTGAGAACTTTCAACAATAGCTGTGCCAAAACTTGCTTTTATTTTCGTCCAAAGCTTCTTTAGTCCACTTTCATCTAAGAAATTCATACAAACCTCCTTTCTAATTTAATGCATCAATTACCGATATTGGGATTGCGCTGTCCGCAGTTGCGCTAGTGGCGATGCCGTTCAACTTGGTTTTGAGTGCTGCCGTGAAGTCTTCGGTCGAAAGCCCCTTCCCGCTTACCACGTCTACTTTCTTCGCAAGGGCTGCATTTACGTCTGCCGTCTTGGCATAAGGCGACAAGTCGTAGGTGGTGTTTGTATCAGTCCACGGAACATTAACATAAGCCTTACCGCTTCCATCTAGCAGGACGGCATAATTACGACCGCTTGTACCATAACCTATAAGAATACCACCCAACACCGATGCACTGGCAGTAGGCAGGGTGTAATTGTTTGCACCATCCGCAATGCCATCTAGCTTAGCCTTATCGGAGGCTCTCATGAAGCCGTTTTGACCAGGATAAGGTCTTCCCACAGTAGTTTTGGGTTCAGCAAGAGGTACATCCGCTACTTTCACCCTCCCATCACCTAGTGTATATACAAGATTTCGAATTGAAGTGGCTGAAGTAAATGACCCGTCGGATGCTACACCTCTGAAATCCATATTTATTACCGCTTCCGTCTTTTTGGCGTAAGGCGTTAAATCGACCTTCACGGTGTGAGTACCGATTTTTTCCCACGCACCATTGGTATAGTAATACTCTTGATACACATCGTTGGCATCGCTTCCGTCCTTAACGATGTATATCTTGTTACTCTCGCCCGATGAAGGAAGGCTGGTTACCAACTTGAACAAAGATGTATCGAGGTTGCCAAGTTGTGCGAGCGGGATTCTTCCGTTGGCATCAAGTCCACAAATGCCGTTGGCTGCATTCAAAGTTCTCACGCTTCCGTCTGCCATCAACACTTGGGTTGCAGTGCCACCAGTCTTCACGATAGCTATAGCTTCCATTCTATTTTCATCAACATTGAAAATGTCTATAGTTTCATTTTCATTACCAGATATTGTTATACTTAGTTGTTCTCCGTCAATCGTATACTGCAAACCGGATTCAGGGTTAATATAACCACCTCTTTTGCTAAAAAAACTAGAATTAGCCCAGTCCTTAATCTTCTTCCATAAATAGGCTAAGCCTATTGCGTCTAAAAATTGCATAATCTATTGTTTTAAATTGTTATTTACTAGTAATATCTGTTATCTGTTCCTCCGTGATTGCTGGAGGGAAGTCCTTCGTCACGATGTCGGTCACTCTGTTTGAAATATCCTTGTAGATGTCCGTGCCGAGTTTTTTTGCTGTCACGCTGCCGTCTCTGATGTTTCCAGTTGATATACAGTCCTCGGTCAGATGGTCGTGTTTGACCGCTCCCGGTTGTAGCTTATCTGAGGTCACACAATTGGATGCTAGGTGTCTGTTCTTTACAGAGCCATCGGCAAGCTTCGCTGCCGTTATCGCCCCATCCGCAATTTGCGCTTCCGTTATTGTTATCTTGGCGAGTTCACTCTTGATAATCCTAACGACCGCATCGTTCTCCAGTTTGTCGTCCATCATGGCAAGCATCCTGCTTAACTCGACAACGATGTCGTAAATTTCCGTGCCGACACGCACCGCTGTGTTTTCTCCAACCTGCGTTGCATCTCGTATCAGCTCTGCCATACGGAGCATTTTTTGAATATCCTCGTTCATGTCTTATGTGCTTTTAGTTGCCTATTGCGTGAATGTGTGCCCTTGTTCCTCGCTGTGGCTTCACGTCCCCTTTCGGGGTGAATGTCTTGAGGTATTCAAGGGCATCTGATAAATATCTTTCTGCCATATCCATGATGTCGTTGTATTGCTTGTTGTTCGATAAGTCCTGAACATGGTCTGAATAATCGTCTCTGTGGCGCATTCCACCTGCTCGGCTTATAATTGTGCCATCGGCACGAAAAAACCTCGCATACGTGAAATAAGCGAGTGCCTTGCGTATTCCGCTGGTGTACTTCTGCACCTTGGTTTCTTCTTGGCTGCAATCGCCCTCCTTCTTGGTGGTGTATTCGCCACCGTCCAGGAATACCGCAGGCTGGAAATCGGGCAATACTGAATCGCCCCACTCTCCCTGCTCGGTCGCTGCCTTGAACCGCTCATACCCGATGGCTGGTATGATGTTCGCATCTTCGCATTCCCGAATGTATGCGTTCACATCATCCTCATCTAGGTGTGTGCTGGTCGGTCGTGCCAGTTCTCGGAACTGATCAACCGTGATAAGTTGTTTTCTTTGTTCTCCCATAGGCTCAATCAATTAGTCTATCGTGTTGTTCCCTGCCACCTCGCTGCTGATATACTTTAGCGGCTGTAGCTTGGGGTCTAGGTTCTGAATGGCTGGGTCGTGCCAATTCTCGAAAATCTTCTTGAAGGCTCGCTCGATGAAACGCTGCTCGGTTGTCACTTCGCCAGCATAGTATTCGTAAGCGTCCTGCATAACTTGTCCGCTGAATCCCAGCTTGCCAATACGGATGGAGTAGAAGAGTTCTTGGTGAAACTGGGCATAGATGCGTTCGATAACGCTGCTGTCGGTCACGGAAAACTCCTTGTCGAAGTTCTTCGTTGGGAAAGCAACAACCTTCGGCTCGTCTTCCTCGTTCTCAACCTCGACCGCAAGAATCTTCGCTGTGTTCTCGTCGCCTTGGAACTGCAAAAGGTCTTCATCGGAAATCATCTGTCCGCTCTCCACCTCTTCGCCTTCCTCGTTGAACTTCGGAACGCCTTTTTTTGTTATAAGCATACACGATACGAGGAAGTTATTGCGGACGTTTCTCATCTTGACGTTTCCCAGTCCCTCATCGGTCGAAATCTCAGTGATGGCTGAATCGTAGCTGGCTGTAGGATAGATAAACTGTCCGTCTAGGCTCATCCATAGGACCTGCCCCTTGTAGCTGTCGATGCCTCCTGCGTTTTCAATCTGTTCAAGGACGATGTCGGGGTCGGGATTGAAAATGTTGATGCGTTCAATAGTCTTGTCGTTAACCATCAACCGCTTTCCGTTCCTCGTTTTTTTCTGCTCCCAGTCTGGATGCAGCAAGACGTGCGCCACGTTCCCCTTGTCGTCTGTCTCTTCCAGTCGGCAATTTTCAAAGGGTACGTGGCTCACGCTCGACACCTGCCCTAGAACGTTGTAGTTTACATGAAGGGCAAAGCCTCCAAAGCGTGCGAGGTCTTGCGCTACGTTCCGGAGCAAATCGTCTGCCGTGTCCCCTTGTGGGTTCATCGCCAACGATGCTAGAATGTCGCTATCAAAGCCGTAGCCCTCAATAAATCGGGCGTAGCGGTTAAGGCACAGCATTGCCGTTCCGCTGGCTTCCGTGATGCGTGCGAGGTTCTGTGGATAAAGATTATCATATCCGTATGCCTGCATCTTGAATCGGCTGACGTAGCCAATATCAACCCTTCGCTTTGGCTTCTTAACTGTCTTAACGTTCATACTGCTTGTGTCGTTTTACTTGTTGTTTTACTCTTCTTCCTTGCCTGCTTTCTCGGCTTGGTCGAGGTCTTTTTTCTTGTCGCTGCCTGCTGCTTTTTCGGCAGGGTCTTTCCCGGTGGTATCATCTGCACCGCTGTCGCTGCCTGCTGGCGGCTGCTTGTTCTCGATGAGTTCATCACTGGGTATCTTCTGAAAGTAGCTTTCCATGCGTGGGTACTTCGTCAGATATTCATGCGCTACCTTGTCGGTCAGGTTCTCGTTCGTGAAAATCTTACCATGGTAGAAATCCGGGCAGGAAATGATAAAACCTGCCTTCATTGCGTAATTACATGTTTTTGGCATTGCCTTTTCTTTTTTGAGTTTTAGATATATTTCTATCAGAGCATCGTGGTAACACTGCTGGCAGGTTGTCGGCACAAACCGCTTGCGTGTCACCTCGAAATATAGAGTTTCTATAACTGCCTTGTCGGTTGCATCAAATGGACTGTCGAAACGTGCCTTCAACTCCCCGACCTTGGCTGTCGCTTCCTCGTAGGTCATGGCTTAACCTCCTACGGCTGATGTCAGACTGGCGTACTTGGCTGCTGTTGTCTCGCTGTCGGTGTCGAAGAAGAAATAAGCTGCCTTTGGTACGCTCTCCTCTTCCAGCGTGATAAGCCAGCCGCCCTCGGTATCGTCCGAGTACTTGTCGTTTTCGCCTGCGCTTGCCTTCAAAGCCTGCGCATATCCGAATACTTGGTACTCTGCCTTTCCGTCCGCTCCCTTTGAGAGGTTGCGAAGGATGATAACGAACTTTCCATTCGCCAGTCCGTCAATGATATTTGCGCAAACGTCAGGTGTGTTAGCCAATACCACGACTGCTACGGTGTTCTTCCAGCTGTTGCGATACGTGCCAACGGTCAGCTCGGTCTTGGTTCCAGTGAATGGCTTGCTGCCTTCCTGCCGGATAGCGTATGCTTTCTTGCCAGTTTTCAAAACTAATGTTTTAATTATATTGCCCGCTACAACGGACTTGGTGAAGTCGATGTCGTCTCGGTTGATGATAAGTCCATCGCCCTCCAGTCCCTTTGTTACTTGGTCTTCGCAAGGGATGATGATGTCCTGAGCGATAAGGCTCTCGCAAGTTGTTGCCATATTAATTCGTTTTTAATTGTTATATCCCCAACACCGTTTTGTGGGTGTTGAGGATTGTCAAAATAACTTAATACTAAACTGAAAATTTGGAGCGATTAGTAAGCTGCATGGATCATGCCCTCTTCGAGGAGAGCCGTTCCAATCTTACCAGTAGCATAGAGATAGTTTCTGCGCTCCTTCTGGTCGAACCAGATGTCGAGGTCGCTGATGAGATTGTCTGCATCTGTACCAATCATAAGGTGCTTAGGGTTGCAGAATACCGCACGGTGTGGAAGGTTGACTGTCGTTGCGCCCTTCTCGTATGCTTTAATCATTCTGTCCCAGATGCCGACACGTGCAATCTTCACTCCGTTGTAGGTCGCTACTTCGAAGCCATCGAACAACTTCTCCCATGGCATAATGTCGTGGTAGGTCTTCTTGAGGTCGTAGGTTAATGCGTCAGCAAGCGAGCGTGTCATGAGCAATACGGCATCGCTGTCGTCAACGATACGTGTGTCTGCATCCATCAAAATGGTGTCTACAAGTGTAGTAGCCGCACCACTCTTGCGCAATGCAGAAATCTGCAATGCTGCCGTGGTCTCGCTGTTGGCTGCGATGGCGGTATGTTTGGTCGCTGTGGCTGTAAAGATGCGCTTGAACAGACCATCGCAGACGTTGAAATTACTGACATCTAAGCCTGCTGTCAGCTTGCCGCCACCGCCACCTTCTTCACTTGCCAGTGCTGCTTCCTTGTCGCCAAGCCAGCCGAAACGCCAAATCATCTGCTGCATGGCTCGCTGGAGTGCATCTGCATAGATTGTCATGAAGTCGGTGCTGGTGAGGTCGCCAATGGCTGTACCAGTCTTCAATGAATACTCTGCGATGGTTCCCTTCAATGCCTCGTAGCAAATCTTGAGAGGGATTTCCCACTGTCCGAGTTCCCAACGCTTCTGAGAGTTTGCGATACCCTTCTCTTCGTAGGTAGGGTCGCAACCGCCACCCTTCTTACCTACCATTTCCATCTCTCCGAGAAGAGCGATAGGGTCTTTTTCTTTAACCTTCTGAATATTCACGAATGAAGAGAAGTCTTCATCGTTGTAGAAGGTTTCCTGCACTGCATCCTTGATGCTTGCGAGGTTTTCCGGCTCGAGTTTAAGGTTCTCGAGCTGCTGTTTTGTAAATCCTGCCATTATTTTCTTCTGATTTAATGGGTTAATACTTTGTTACTTCTTGCCCTTTTTGCGGAGTTTGGCAAGTCTCTCCTTGATGGCGTTCTTGCCTTCCTCGACAGCGTTCACGTTGTCGCCTGCGCCCTTGCCGCTTGGCTGTCGCTGCGCTGGCTGGTAGTGGCTGCTGTAGCCTGCCAACACCTTCTCAGCACCGCCTGCCATCTTCACGGCATTCAGGATGCGCATGTCTTCCTTGCTCTTTGCGAGTTTCTGTGCGCCTGCCAGCTGTGCCTTCGTGTCGTTCAACTGCTGTTTGAGTGCTGCTACCTGCTGTTTCAACTTGGCTACGGTTTCGTTGTCGGTGCTTGATGCGCTGCCGCCTTCACCGCCTTCACCGCCCTCGTTGTCGGTGTCGTTGTCGGTGTTGTCTGCGGTCTGAATGTCGGTAATTACACCGTCCTCGACAACAATTGTCTTACCGTCCGGCATTTCAAACGTTCCGTCCGGACTTGCCTTGTCGCCAACTTGTGGATCTCCCTCTTCACGCTCAACGGTCAGTGTCTGTCCGTCTGCTGTGTTGAGTTCCATCGCCTTTGGCTCTGCCTTGGCTTGTGGCTCTGCCACCGCCTGCTCTGCTTCCTCGAGTGTCTTCACGCCCAACTTGGCGAGAATCTTGTAGAGGAGAGAAGCCTTTACTTCTGTCTTTTTCTCCATTGCTTTTGGATTTTGTTGTTTTGAATTAATAAAATTTTCTATGTTGCGTTTTGATGCGCTTGCGCTGAGTGGTACAATGGTGCTGCTGATAAGACCTAGGCGCAAAGCCTCGCTGGTGTTGATGAAGATGTCCTTATCCATCAAGGCTTGTATCTCTTCCCGGTCGCACTCGCACCGCTCTACGTATGCGTCCACCATCTTATCCTGCCACATCTGCATTTCCTCGCCCAGGTTCTTCAAGTCCTTTGCGTTCAGCTGGTCGCCCAACCCCCAGCCGGGAACCCAAGGGTTGTGCAGGAGGAAGGCAGCGTTCTCGTATGCCTTGCGGCTCTCCTTTGGTGCTGCGAGCATGATGATTGTTGCCATGGATGCTGCCTTGCCCTCAACGGTGCAGGAAATCTTCTTGCCGCTCTGCCGCAGTCGGTCGTATATCGCCCAACCTTCGACAACAGAGCCGCCATTGCAGAAGATGCGCATATCGATTGTATCATCGTCTTTCGGTATGCTTGCTGCAAAAGCATCTATGTCTTGGAAACACACGCAATCACCTCCCCACCATTGATACCAGAACTTGTTGTCTTGACTGTCGATGTCGTTGTATATTCTTAGTTTTGCCATTGAATCGAGATTTTTTAAGTTTTAAAACGCTGCAAAGATACGATTATTTTTGGTATGTTTATCTCATAAGCAGTTAATTTTTCTAAACAAGCCAAAATTTTGCGCTCTAAGCGGCTTTTATTGCCTTGGGTGTGTAACTTTACCACCTTCGACCGAAAACCGCTCAGAACGCAAATCTTGATGAAATAACTGTAACCATTAGAACCTGCCGATATTCTCTATCGTCTGCACTCTCCGCTGGGTGCGGTTTATTTCCTCAACGCTCACTACTGGCTGTGGAGCCATCTGATACCCTCTAGCTACAGCTGCCGCCAGCATATCCATGCCGATGTTGCTGCCTCCGTTGTTCGCTACGATAGGAACACCACCGCCTAGCTGGTTGAATGCGGATAATATAGGGCTGAACATCGAAGTCGCCTTTGCGGTCATTACGCTCTCGCCATTGGAAAGCCTTGCCGGGACGCTGTCGCTCGTTCCAGTTCCAGAGCCTTGGACGTAGCCACCAGTGGAAAAGCCCTTGACGAGTGCTTTTGCTCCTGCGAATGCTGCTTTAAGCAATGCGAGTTTCGCTGCTGCGTCTGCCACGCCTGCCCATCCGAGTTTAGCTAAGCCTCTTCCTAGGATTTCAATGTATTGTGCCTCCATGGCTATCTCTACGGCATCCAGCAAAGAGCTAAGTAAAGATTTCAGAAAAGAATGAAAAGATTTATCTTCACTATTAAAGAAATCGACAAAAGCATCTCCAACTGCCAAAATATAGTTTTTCATGTTTTGAAGTTGTTCTTCTGTAAACTGCTTCTTTTTATCATTCTCATTCTTTTGTATTTCCACGTTAGTATCGCTCAGGTCTTTCTGGAGCTGTTCCTGCACGGCTGCATAGTCCTTGTATGCGTCCAGTTTGCTCTGAAGGAAAGCCTTGTATCTCTCCAGCTTGGCTGTATCGTCTTCCTCTCCAGTGCCACCGTTCATGATGTCCGCATCCCTTCGCTTCTTCTCTGCTTCCTCGAACTCCTTGTTGAGTTCGTCCACAATCTCCTTGGCTTGGTTCTTGATGTCCGCTTTCGCCTTTATCATGATGTCGAGTAGCTTAGCCTGCATTTCTTGCGCCTTTTCCGCTCCGATTTGCCCTGCCGCCACGTATGCGTCAATGCTCCTTGCCACCATGTTCTTCTCCAGCTGTTCGAGGTCGTTGCTGTAGTCTCGCTCGCTGTCGTACATGCCTGCAAGGTATCGCTTCTTAGCGTCCATTACCTGCTCGTTGTACTTGAACTGGATAAGTGCAATCTGCGCCTGCAATTCTTTTTCCTGCTTCTTCCTGCGCTCTGCCTCTGCCTTGGCTTCCGCTTTCTCCTTGGCTATCTGTGCCTTTGTCTTGGCAGAACTTCCTTTGGCTGCTGGTGTCGTTCCCTTGTTTCCGTTCGCTGGCTCGCTGCTGGTCGCTCCACCGTCCAGGTTCGCAAGTTTCAGATGGTTCAGTCTTCCGTGCACGGTGTTTTCGAATCCGTCAGCGAATGTGTTTCCTATCTCTATGCCAGCGTTCTTGATGTCGTGCCATGCTTCCTTGATAGTGCCGGAAATGTCGAACATCTCCTTGAATCCCTTCTGTGCCTTGGATAGGTCGAATGTAACAATACCTTCAAGAATATCAAGCATACCCTTTGCTGCAAAGCCCATCCTCTTGAATGCGTCTATTGCTAGATTGCATACGAGCTTTATTGCATTCCACATCAAGCGGAAATTTATGCCGATTGCATTGATTATTCCTCGAAGAAGAAGGCTCTCATTGTACCAGTCGATGAAGTAGTTGATGGTGTTGAACAAGCCCTTCATTATCTGTATGAGAATCTTTGTGCCGAACATCTTGCCCTTCTCGATCATCTCCTCGAATCCGTGCTGGCTCATATCGAACATTGACGAAAGGTAGCTGTTCAGTTCCTTGTGCAGTTTGATGTTCTCCAGCTGCGTCTCTCCCCACTCTCCGGTCTGCTTCTTCACTTCTTCGATGTCTGTTGTCATCGTGTCTAGCTGCTCGATGAGCTGAATACCTGCTTGCGCTCCCTGCTTTCCGAAGACGTTTTTCAGAACATCGCCCACCTGCTGGCTGTCCGCTCCGAAGTTCTTCATCTTTGTGCTGACCTCTTGGATAACATCGAAGGTACTCTTCGTGCCGTTGGCTAGGTCTTGCTGCACCTGCTTTGATGAAATGCCGATAGCGTCAAGGCTTGAAGCCGTTCCGCTGCTCATCTCACGAATTTTCTTGCTAGCCATATCGATGATGTCTAGACCCTTGTCGCTAAAGATGCCGCTTCGGGTCTGCTGCAATATCGCCACAAGCTGGTCTGCACCGATACCTGCATCGTGGAAGGTAGGTGCATATTGCTGAATCTTGTTGAGCATATCGCCCGATAGGTCTGCACCGCTTGCAAAGCCATCGTTGATAACCTTCATCGCTTCCTCTCCAGATAGGTGGTAGTTAGCCATGAGATTGTCAGCTGTGGCGAGCACGTCATTGAAATCCTTTCCCATCGAATCTGCTGTGGCTGCGATGCTGTTCCTCATCGTCTCCAAAGCTTCCCCGGTGTAGCCAGTGAATTCCTTTGTCAGTCGTGTGGCTTCCATCAATCCCTTGTTGTAGTCATAGAACCACTTGAATGTCATACCAACACCGACAACGCCAGCGAGTGCAGCAAAATATGGATTCATAACCAAGCCGATTGCGGTCTTACCGAACGCCTTCAGCTTGTCTGTCAGTCCATCCATATTCTGCGCCAGTTTGATGATGTTGCTAACCTCGGTATCATTGACAATATCCATACCAAAGAACTCCGTCCCCTGCAGGTCATCTGCTGCTTGCATCATCGAGTTGTAGTAATTGCCAACGTTGCGATAATATCGTTGCGTCTCCTCCTCAGCCAACTTCAACTTGTCAGTTATCTCGTTGATATGCTGGGCTAGGGCTTGCCCCTTCGCTCCCTCACGCTCTGCCTTCGCCATTTCGTCATACTTCTTGGTGGCATTGGATAGCTGGGCACGCAGCTGCTTCAAACTGCCCTCCTGCTCGTTTTCGGTACGCACGTTGTTCTGGATCTCCTTCTGCAAGGCTCGCACGTTGTACTGGTACTCCTTGATGGTTGCGTTGATGGCTTCCGTCTGCACCTTCATTTCGTTGGTCGTGATGGTCTTGTCTTTTTCCTGCTGCTGCAAGTCCTTGATGCTTGCCTTTAGCTGGTCTATCTTCTCCTTGTATCTGATGATGCCATAGATTGCATCCTCGTACTTGACCTTGATGTCAAGTATCTGCTGTTTGTCTTCACTTACCATAGTTCTTTCTTTTTAGTTGTTCAACTCTATCATTGTAACCTCGCAATATCCGCTGTTTGTTGTCTTGATTTCTAGAACCGCAAAATACGCTCCATACTGGGCAAGGTACACTGGCTTCGTCTCGTCAAAGTTCAGTATCTCCAAATCGGAAAGGTTGAACCGCTCCACAATGTGGTGTGGGTTCGCCACCGTCTTTCTCAACTTTTCCAGCTTGTTGTCGAAGATGTCCTGAAGGTCGATGTTGAAAGCCAATTCCGCATAGCCGGCATCGTTCTTCGTCAGGTTCACTATTCGGTCTTTACATGCCTTGTATTTCGTTGCGACTTGTCTGGTGTACGTTGTGTTGTTAAACGTGGATTGCTTGCTTTCCCATTCGTATATCGGTATGCGGTTTCCGTCCGTGGCTGCAAATGGTAGCGTACAGACGTCTTGCGTATACTCCAGCGTCTTGTTGTCTATAGTCATATCCGCATCGTGCTGCTGGTATACGGTGTCGTCTTCCTTCCACTTGTAGATATTGTGCTGGCAGTAGTCCTCAACGCTAAAATCGGTCTGCCTTGGATGGTTGCTGGCTTCGCTCGGGATGAGCTTCTTCGTCCAGTCCACCGCTTGCGCCTTGGCTTCCCAAAGGTTCACGATGTCGGCAAACGTAAGTGTTCCACCAATAAACCGCTGGCTTGGAAACGTTGATGTCAGAATGCAGATACACTTCAAGAAGTCCGTTACCTTGATGTCGGGCAGGTTCTTGCCGATAGGGAAATTTCCTCCGTAGGGTACTTCATCGCTCTGCTTGATGCTGGCAGTCAACCGTCCGTTGTAACACTTCAATCCAATTAATGCCTGGTTTTTCGGGTGCTTCATTTCGAAGGTTACGATGTCGCCCTCTTCCAAATCTATCTCCCCTCGTCCTGCTACAAGGTGGATGAATCTGCCGTTTACCTTATCCGATTCATAATCGGTCACATATTTTGCAGAAGTCTCATCCTGCTGCAACCCTGCAATATATGGAGTTTCCGTCCAAGTTCCGTCATCGTTCTTGTGCTTGACCTTCATCTCTATGTAATTCGGTGGATACGAGTAGAATGCCTGCCACTCAGTACTCCCCTCTCCAAAACTCCATGATTTGTGCCCACTAGGTGTAACCTTCGATGCGTTCCACGACCAGTTCATCTGAACATCAAAAATCATCTTGCAGGCAATCTTAACATTCAGCTGGCTGTATCTGTGCCCAATCTCCAGCCCATCGAATACCTCCGATAGGCTCGTTGGTTGGAAGTCGAGAATACCGAGACTATCTGTTTGGAAAAATGTGCCCTCAAAGCTGCCTACAACCGTCTGCGCATCTGCCTTCCTTGTAATCAACGGTACAGCAAGTCCCTTTATAATTTCTTTCGCTTGATTGCTCCAGCCGAATGCCACACCAGTCTGTGCCGTAATAAGGTCTAGGATATACTTTGCCGTTACGCTTGGCTGGATTGTTCCATTGCTCCAGGAACTACCAAAAGAGCCACCTCCACCAAAAGAGCCGCTTCCATCAAACGTGCCAGTGCTCGCTCTCGCATTGCTCTCCGTCTCGCTTTTACTCTTAACGAGAATAGTCGTGCCAGTGCTGTATGCTTTGATGGCGTTGATGATAAGCCATTCCGCTGTTGCAGGTGCTTGCAGGTCTACATCGATGGGCATGCTCTCGCTCGTATATTTAACGCTGTACGCTCCACCTGCCTGCACTTGGGATAACTTACCGCCCGAGAGATAATAAGCCGCCACAACCGTGCTTATCGCCATACTTATCATCTTATCTACCGAAGGCTTGATGTATACGAGGAGACCGGAAGGCTTGCTCTTTACAACATTAATTTCTGTTTCTCCGGCTGCAACCTCATGCGTTCCCCATGGTGTTGTCTCTCCGGTCTTCGTATCAAGTGCTCCGTATTCGACAGAGCCAGCCTTCTCTGCCCGAACCCTGATGGATATTGTCTCCATGGCAACGCTCGTTTCGAGATTGGCGATGCACGCTCCTGCACTCACGAACATTCCGAGCATAGGATCTGGAGCCGGCAATACCGGATAAGTTTCTTTTTCTGTCTTTCCGGCATCATCTGCAAGGCTAATAACGTTCTTGTTGGTGTCGAGTATTGCCCATGTACGGAATTGCCCCTTGCCTAAAACCTTTCTGATGGTGGCTCTCATTCCAGCCTCGAAAGGTATGATTGCACACTGGTATGTCTCATCGGTCAAAACCTCGCCCGATACATACTTGCCGACCTCTGTTCCAGTTCTTATCTTACCTTCAACGAGTGAGTATGTCGTGTCGCTGTTCCTTCCCACGCTGCGGTCGTATCCATACCATTCATCGCTTGATGTCTTAGCAACTGCCGTTTCGTATCTTCCATAGAATACTCCATCCGCTATTGCCTTCTCGTAGGTGTCGTAGCTGTTGTTTTTGGTAAAACGCAGATACTTCGTGCAATTCAACTCGTTCAGCTTTAGGTCGGACGATTGCAGCGTTGCCAATGCTTGGAACAATCCCCAATAAATCGAAATTTCGATGGTTTCCTTTACGCTCAGAACGCTTGCCCTTCCGCTGTGGATAATCTCCAGTCCGTTACGGAAATAACGTGCTGTGTGGAAAATATAGGGGTATTTGCTGCTTGTGCTCGGTTTCCCTGCAAACTCCAGCACAGCCATATTATGCGCTGTCTTTGGCAGGTTGATGGTGTATGTTGTGTTGGCGGTCATTTTCGTAATATCACGAAAAAGATTGCTCTTGATGTCGAGCGTGATTGCCGAATCCTCGCTCATATCCATAAGAACACCGTCTATGTATAGTTGCTGGTCTGTCATAGCTGCTGAATCTGTGTATTGTTAATAACTAGGTTGCAGACGAAATTCTGCAACTCTGCTTTTGTCTTGGTGTAGGTTCCTGCCTTGATTGTCACGCTCTGCCACTTGTCGCCACCGAGGTACATATCAACGACCGGGCTGCTTGCCACATCTTGCAGGAAATCGAACGTCTCGCTGTCTACCAATGGTGCGCAAAGAGGTATTGTGTCCTCTCTGCCGTAGCCCTGCCTTCTGCCGTTTGCTCCGAGGTAGCCGAATATCGTATCATCATATCCTCCGAGGTTGTTGCGTACAAAGCTAGTGTCGCTGCTTATCGCCCTGCTTTCATCGCCTTGCGTGAATAGCCAGTAGCGATAGAATCCGTGACGATCAACCCAACGCAGGTAGATACCCTTCTCCGTGTCGTTCCTTTCTATCCTTGCAAGGAGAGACTGCTTGCCACCGCTCGCCATCGCAAAGGTAAGGTCGAAAACGTCCGTGAACGTTCCCAGCTCTATCTTGCCATCGTAGTCGTAGATGTTCCAGTACCTCGCCTTGTTTGGCAGAACGCTGGTGTTAATGTCCACGATGCCAGCGATGCCGGGCTTAACTAACTTGTTTGGTGCTCCCTCGTAGCCGACAAGTATCTGGGAAGCCGTATTGAGATAAAAACCAAAGGTGAATGGGAAATGCGTGAACCATGTCAGCTTCTTGTGTCCGTTCCACGTCTCTCCTGCCCTCATCGCTCCCCAAACGTAGAAGGTCGTGTAGCTGAATGTCGCAAGGTCGCTCCCCTCGCTGTTCTTGACCTTCACGGAAATATCGAACACTGCCCCGAGGTTGCTCTTCTGGCTCTCCCTGCTGTAGTCGATGTTTCCGAAGCTGATGCCATCGAAGAGTGCCTGCACATATTCCCGGTAGTCCATGATGCAATTATCAGCAAACGCTTCCACGCTGTACGTGTACGTCTTGGTCTCCCTGCTGATGGTTGCCTCGATGCTCGCAACACCCGAGCCGCTCGCCTTGATGATGCAAGGCAAGAATGCGAAGCCTACAGCGTCCGGGTATTGAATCGTGATATTGCTTGTTGTTGTCTGTCTCATACCGTCTCATTGTTAAGTTTGATACTTCCCACCGAAAGATGGATTAATGAAATAAGTCGCTGCCCCAGCCGTTTCATCGTGTCGGGCACAACGTTGCTGTATACGTCAGCCCTGCCGCCAGTCCGGTGCAGTTTAGAACCCTTGTTTGCGATGGCGTGGGCGATGGCTCCTGCCATGCTCATGTCGCCACGCTCTTGTGGAGTGTACTTGTGTGCCCGGTCGGTCTTGTAGGGTATAGGTGTGCCGTGTAGTCCCTTGTCTTTCATCCACTGCCGGATGATGCCACGGAAGCCGTATGGTATCTTGCCTGACCTGCGTCCGGTCTCGAGAACCCCGAATGGCTTGTGTCCCCATAGGATGGTTTCTTCCTCGCTGGGCTGCTCCACCTTTAGGCTGGCGATTGTGCGCCCCGATGCGTTCTGTCCGTTGATACGTATGTGGTTGATGATAAGCTGCCGTGCTCTCTCCACTTCCTCCCTCATTATCATCGATGCCGCCTTGGGGTCGAATTGAATACCTCCCTTGCTCATACCTCACACCCTCCTATTCTCTGTGTCAGTTGCAGGGAGTACATTACGCCCGACACGATCGTGCTCAGCCGCTCGATGATGGTCTCGTAGTACTGCTGCCCTTCCAGTGGTTCAAACTGGTGCGACTGGTTGATGGCTCGTATCATCCTCGCCCCTGCCACCTTCATTCGGTCGATGCACTCTCCGTTGTCTTCTCCTTCCGCTGCCCTCGGTACGGTGTCGAGATAAGCCAGGGCAACGTTCACGGTGTCGTATACCCTGCCGTTGCGTATCTCTGTCGTGCCGCTGGCTGGGATGATGCAGACGATTGCCGGATAGTTCAGTTTCTCCAGCTTGGTGTCTGCTGTGTCCCAGTCCTCGAATAGGTAGGTGTAGTCTGGTAGCGTGTCTGCTGCCAACTGCCTTAATGTTTCTCTGATTGTTGCCATAATTATCTAGATTTACGTTTCATTTCTTCTGCCTGCAACTTCTGCAGGTTCCGCTCGTACACACTTCTCTTGTTGTCCATTTCCATGCACTTGTAGATGCGAAGCCATGGAGTTTTCAGAACTTGGTCGTGGTCGCTGATGCCCATCCTTACCGCATACCAGTCCAGCATGCCGAAAAGTCCGAACCGCAGGGTATCGATGCCTGCCTCCTTCTCCAGTCGTGTTGGCTTCGCTGTGTCTGTGCTCTCGAAGAGCTTGTTGATGCGCTCCACCTCTGATGTTACCCAGCCGATGAGCATAACGACATCAACCGCCCTAGCCTGCTCCACTTCCTTGTGGCTCAGACCGAGGACGGTTGTCACTATCTGATACAGACTTTCTTCGCTGTCTGATAGCTGGGAAAGGTCTATCAGCTGTCCGATTGATAGCTGGTTGAGATTGTCGGGCACTTGTTTGCCTCCAACGAACGCTGGTCGTGGCTGCTTGCCGATTTTGTAGCTGGTGTGTCTTGCCACTGCCAGCCAGTACTTGAATGTAGTGTTATTATCCATACGCTTTATAATTTTTATCGTTATCTTTGCCTCAATACGTGCGCCCTAGCCGTTCCATGGCTTGCTACGGATAACTTCTTCAAGGCTACGTATCGTATTGCGTCTATGCCGTGGTTGAATGCGTCTATAGGCTGGTTCGTTGTCTCTCCATCCCTTGACTTCTTCCACTTGTATTGCTGCATGTTCCCGATGATGCCGTGGCTGCGTCTTGTTATGTTGATGCGAAAACGCTTCAAGATGTCGATGCCGTTGTTGATACTGTCCGCTCCCTTGGTGCTGCCGATTATCCACAGCCCTCGGTTGTGTATCTCCTGAATGCTCTTAGGCTCTGCCGAATCCGCAATGATAAGGTCTCGTTTCGTCCGTCCTTGTTCCTTGCATCGGTCTGCGATGTCATCGTTCGTCATTCCCGGCTGGTAGATTTCTTCGTCCACCCATAACTCTCCGTGCGCCAATATAACGTGCTCCAGCGCAGTTGGGTCGTTGGTGAATCCGAAGTCCATACCCCTGCATTCCATCTTCCACTCCTCCCTTGGTGGCAGCTTGTCAACGATGCCCCAGTTGGTGAAGATAAGCCCGGTAATCTTTCCGGTCAATCCTCTTGCGTAAACTCGCCACAGTTCGGGGTCGTCAATCTCTTCAATTTTCTTGTGTTCCTGCTCAGTCAGGAATCGGTTGTTTCGGTGGTCGCTCAGGATTAATCTGCAATCATCCCTGCCGATGATGTTGTTGTGCACCCAAAACCTTGCACTTGGGTTGTAGTCGATGAATACCTGCTTACGTGTTCGGATGGCCAGCTGCCAAAATACTTCGTATGGCACACCGTTCGCCTCGTTCACGAACAGATAGTCTCGCTTTCCGTTCTTCGCATCCTGCGCATCTTGATAACTCTTGAACTCGATGATGGAGCCGTTCTTTCCTCGGTAGCTGCTGTCGCTCTTGTTATTCTTGAACCAGTCCAGCAACTCTGCCCTTGAGTGCAGGATGGTGTCGAGGTCTCGCATGGCTCCCACTTTCAAGTTCGGGAGGTCTTGACCGCACACCGTGATAATTGCCATGGGGTGTTCAAAAGAAAGCACTATAAGACGCTGCATGATGGTGTATGTCTTCCCCGAGGACGTGCCGCCCTGGTTCACAAGGAATCTCGGCTTCACGTCCGCATTCGGGTCATACAGTTCACCAATAACGTCAAATAGTGCCATACTTTCAAACAATAAAACTTAAAACAAAATTATGGTTAAATTATTCTTTATCCAATCCTTCACGCTCGATTACTTCCTGCTCGCTGGATGCACACTTGTGCCCCGAGTTGATGTAGCGTACCTCGATGCCGCCTTGGAATCCTGCGTTCAAATCGAGCACGACCTTATCCAGTCCGAGCAGTTTGCAAATCTGCGTCTCTGCCTTGATGATGATGTCGAGGTAGCGTGGTTCTCCGAATCCTCGTTTCTCGGCATCGAACATTATCGCCTTGACGGTATCCATCGTTACCAACCCAGTGTCTGGATCCTTGTTAGGCAGTCCGACTTGTGTCTGTGTCTTGCTGTTATAGTCCGCTTTGGATTTCTCCCATGCGTCCCAGGCTTCACGTATCACCAGTTTCAACCTTGCCACCTCGCTTGTTATCTTTTCGTCCGTGTCGGTTAGTCTCTCTTCCCTCCACTCCTTCAATAACCGCTGAATGTCGCAGTGCGCCTGATTGTATTTCGGTCTGTCGAGCCGTTTCCTTACCTCTGCCGTGATTTCTCGCTCCGTCCATCCCTTGCGGTATAGGGGTGCGATAATCTGCAGGCGGTTCTCGATGTCGATTTTCTGCGCTCGATGTTTGTTGTTATTACCTTGTGGCATACGATTCTTGATTTAAAATTTCGCTCCGTTGTACTTGTATACGATGTTTCCCTCGCTGTCTCGTTCGTCAGCTGGTACCATTGCCCCTTCGAACATCTTGTATGGCGAGTGCGCTGCCTGCGGATTGTTCCAGCACCACTTCATGTAGTCGGCTGCGCTCATCGTGTAATACTTCGAGTACTTCTCTCTTGTTCCCAGGTTCATCGCCTTCTCCAGTCTCGCCCTCAAAAGGTTCTCTGCATCCAGCTTGATGTCGCTCCACCTCACGTATCCCTTGCGCTTGCAAATGTTCAGTGCTTCGCACATCTGCCCCCTGCTGTAGTTCCACGTTGGCGGCAATCCGCAACAACTTCCGTTGTGGCAAAGTTCCTTGAAGTGTGCGTCCGATACATAAAAGCGCATTCCCAGCTGGTCGCACAGTTCCTTCATGTTCCTGAAGAACGGTTCTTTGACCTTGCGGTTCAGTCTCAGATAGCCGGACTGTACGCTGTACTTCTTGTAGAATGCGAGAATGTCGAAACCTGCCATCTTGCTGATGGTAGGCAACAATTCCCTCAATGTCGGACTTCTTGTTTCGAGGCAGAAGAATTCGGTGCTCAAAGCTGTAGCCCCTCTGTTGAATGCTTCCTTGATAAGGTCGAGGTACGTTGGCGTGCTCACTCCGATGATGAAGGGTCTCAGTCTCAGCGTTGCACCTCCTGCCCCTGCATTTGCGATGCGCTCGATGGCTTCCAGTCTTGCTTGTGGGCTTTCCACCCCTCGCTCTATTACTCTAGCCTTCTCTGCATCACTGGTGATGATTGAGAACTTGAAGTTCCAGTTCTTCTGCCCTCTGATCAAGTCCATGTATCGCTCATCCTTGGTGAACCATGCTCCCTTGGTCGAGAAGCAAAGCGGATAGTCTATATCCTTGAAGAAACGCAAGAGTTCAAGTGTCGTTCCGTACTTACGTTCGAAGTTGTCGAACTGGTCGCTCATGCTTCCCCACTGCATAACCTTGCGAGCCTTGATGTATGGCGCAAAGTCTCCACCGTGCTTGTCGGGGTCAATGAACATTCGTTTGATGCGCTCAACGCTCACGTCCTTAACCTCCTTGTGCAGGTATTCCTTCTTCTTGCTGCCAATACCTCGCTGGTTCTGAGCAAAGCAATACATACAGCCAAAGCTGCAATTATTGTAAGTGTCAAAAGCCATTGGCATTGAGCAGTCGGGAAACTCGTATGTTATTCTTGGCGTGTTGCCATAATGTTCTGCCATAACAATATCATTTTACAAATAGTCAGTTATCGAAAGCGGAAGGGTCATGCGTGAACCTACGTACCTGCATTCGTTCTTCCTTGTTGCATGTTTCTTAACCAGTTTTGGATACTTGAAAAGTAATCGCTTGCAGCACCGTTCGTTAACGCTGTCACCTTTACTGTTCCATAGTTCGTGGCAACCACCTTTCGTGTGGAGTGTAGCTGTCAGAAACAAATCATTGAACCGGACAGTCTGGTTGCCCCTGCTTATATGATGCAGTATGAACTCGAAGTCTTCCTTTAAAGGCTGAAGTGTGTCGAATTTCTGTTCCGATGGGTCTACAATCCCCATAAAGCAACCAAGCATCTGCATATTTGTGGTAATTGTATTCTTCATGAAGAAAGTGTTGCCCAAAGTGTAGCACCCCCAAACCCTGCCGCCAATCTGCCTTGTAAGTTCGAAGGCGGTTCTTACTAACTTATCCATCTGTGCCTTTGTCTCAACGGTGTGCGTCTTGCGACTTCGGTCAATCCAGTTAATGGCTCGCACCTTGTCGCTGAGAATAACAACTCTCTGATTTTCGAGGTGTTCCACAATGTAGTCGAGTATGGCGTTTTTGTTGTCGCTGATATTCTTACCTTCTTGGTAGATTATCGTGGCCATATCCCCATAGATAGGTTCATACTCCTTGAAATCCTGCTCGCACTGCACCGCCAGCAGTATCTGCTCCTTCGGATAGCCAAAACTGTTCAGCAATCTCAACATCGGTTGTCTATCCTTGCGGTTGTAGCTGGCTATGCCAAAATAAAAATCAAACCTTTTCATCTTCAATTCTCTTTCTTAGTTCCGTTGACGATAAACCATGCTCCCTGCTGGTGTACACGATAGGTATTCCAAGTTCCTCGCAGGTATGCTTTGCCGTGAAATCTCTCCCGATGTAGTCACTGCCGACAAAACGCACATCGATTGATGGTGCAAGAGTCTTGATGCAAAGGTCTAGGTCTCTCTCGCTCCCTAATGCGATGGTATCATCCACACCCTCGCAATGCTTCACTTGATACATGCGCTCAAACACCGATTGTATCGGTTCGTTCTTCCCTTGTCGGTCGTGCACACCACACATTACCCCAACGATGAGATAGTCGCAATGTTGCTTGCACTCCTGGATCATGGCAACGTGCCCTGCATGGAAAAGGTCGCCAACCACCGATGTAAAACCTACTTTCTTTCCGTTTCTCATATTTCGGCTGTATTAAAGTGTTCTATTAATCTGTTTGCAACATCAACCCTGCCGAGCTTCCTTGCGTAATAGAAGACACGGTAGAAATGGGTTCTTTCCAGTATCTTGATGGCTTCCAGTTCCTCGCTTGAAAATCTTGCATCGAAGTACTGCACAAGCCGCTGGTCGTGTTCCAGTCCGACAAGTCCTGCATCAAGCCACCGAAGGCTCGCTCTCACCTTTGCAGCATCCAAAAGCCAATTGCTGATTTCTTTCTTCTGCGATGGGTCGATGTAGATTAGCATGCCGCCACGTACGATGATGTTCGTCAGTGATAAATCACCATGGCAGAAAGTGCGTTTCTTTAGTATCTCGCATTCCGTGATGCCGTGGCAATCATACTCCAAACCCGAATCGCTGGCTCTCTTCTCGCAATAGTTCGAATAGCCTTGCAGGTCGTTCTCTCCATCAAGCGATGGAAAGTTCCTTATATCCTCTATGATGCGCCTAAGTACTCGAATATCCACTTTCCAGCACGCTGGTGTACCCGAAACGTACTGCATATATAACTTTCCAAGCTGCACACAATAAACGGCAGGAACGGCAATTCCGTAAGTTTTAGCCTGCTCGTACCACTCTGCCTGCTCTGCTACATTCTTTGCGGTCTTGACAACAATATCCCCGACACGCTCAACGGTCGCACCGCTCAGTCCTCTGTAGCTTTCGATGGTGCTGGCTGCGAAGTCGTGCGCTGCCATTGCCTTATCGTCAATGTATAGGTCGCCAAGCGGTTTCCCGAAGATTATGTGGTCTACCTTGATGCCGTATCGCTGCAAGAAACGTTCGATGGCTGGTCTGTTCTTCTTCTCTGCCATCTTCACATCTCCATTGCAGCTGTTCATGCCCCTTGCAGTATGCAGGACAACCTCAACATCATTGAAAGTTTCTCTCATCTCCAAAAGCTTGTCGATTACAGACTGTATGGGCTGCGAGTGCTCGTAGTCTCTGTTCTCTGTCTTGGAGAGAGTATCATCTAGGTCAATTATTACTTTCATAGCTGAATTATTTTTGTTAATTTTCGCTTCTGTGTACGTCAAACGTTGCAGGTTGGTGATTGTTCGTTCAACATGCTTTCGTACGTACCAGTGTATTTATTTCAGTTCATCGCCTTCAACATCGTAGTTATGCTTGTCGATTGCGTCAAGTCCCAGCATATCTGCCACGGCTTGTGCGTCCTCGCTGCGGTATACGATGATGATGCGCTGCTCTTCGTCCTCTGCTGGCTCGTAGGTCGTGGCTTCCTGCTGGATTTCCCAGGGGTTCAATCCCCATCGCTGCATATCGTCCACATCAAATGCTCCCTTTAGCTTCTCTTCATCCCAGCTGCCAAAATAGACGTTATCCTTGATGATGAACTCGTCCGTCTCTTCATCGGATAGGCTGTCAGCAATAACGACCTCGACCTTTGGTTCTGCCTTCCACTTCTCCCAGTGGCTGCAAAGCTGCTGCTTCTCTCCATCGGTCAGTTTCACGGCAACGGCTTCTATTGCGTTCCTGATAGCTTCGTCTTCCATCTGCTCGATGTTGAGCAGGGCACGGAAGCGCATGTTTCCTCCGAGGATAACTCGGTTCTCATTACAGACGATTGGTCTCATCTGCAACATCTTCGGAAACGTCAGAATACTCTCAACGAGTTTCTGCATCTGCTGTGGCTCAATGCTGCGTGGGTTGTCTTGGTTCTCCACCAGGTCGTGCAGGTTGATGTTCTCGATTTTATTCTTCTCCATTGTCTTCCTCCTTTCCTTCTTGTCTTGGTTTCAGTTCATCAAAGTTCCAGACGATGCGGTCTATATGATCAACTCCCAACAGCTTGGCAAGGAATGGCTCATCGGCTGGCTTGTAGTGAATGATTACGTTCTCACGTGGCAAAACGCCATCGCCCATTATCGTTGGCAAGTCGTCAGGAGTTAAGTCTTGCCCTTCGATTTCAGGAGGTAGTTCCCCTGCGAATGGGTCGCCCTCTTGGTCGTCCTTGTCTTTCTTCTTGCACTTGCTGGTGCTGCTTGCTTCCACTGGTGCTGGGTTCCATACTGGCATACCCCAGTTCTGAAGCTGTGCGCTGTCCCATCGGTTCGCAAGGTCGTTGAAGTCCCAGTTGCCGAAGGATAGGTTGTCTTTAATCATGAACTCCTGCTTTTGTGCTTCTGTCAAGTCTGATGCGCTCACCACGGTAACTGTTGGCTGTTGCTGCCATCCCTGCCAATACTCCATCAATGCGGCTTGCTCCTCATCGGACAGACGCTGCTCTGCATCCAGCTTTACTTGAATGCTTGCTTCGTCCATCGTGACAATGTGCTGCAAGGCTTTCAGTCTCATGTTGCCACCCAATGCGTGGAAGGTCTCATCAACAACAATAGGGCGCAGGGTCAACATTCTTGGGAACACGATGATGCTCTGCACAAGCTTCTGAAAGTTCGCTTGACTTATCTCTCTAGGGTTCGCCTCATTCTCGCTGACCCTCGATAGTGCGATTTCTTCTGTTTTCATTTTCTTCTTGTTTTAAGTTCGTAATTTGTGATTATCTTATAAACACTGGCGCAAAGATACGACTTTTTTGCTTTAGTTGTTTGTTCTTTGCACACTTTTAACTTTTTCCAACACTTCGTTTTTATCTTATCCATCAAAGGCTCTGATGGTCTTCTGCAGGGTTGTCTGCGGTTTCTTCGGCATCACTCTGACCGGGTATCCTGCGCAGACCCACGCGAGGAGAAGTGCGTCTCTCTGGTCTTGGTTCATTCTCGGCATTTTCTCTCCTGCGCTTACAAAATAAGCAATTTCGTCTTGCGTGATTTTTCCGTCTTTACCCTTCCAGCACTTCTTCAGTGGCTTGATGATTTCGCAGGGGATATTGTAGTGTTTGCAGCACTCGACAATCAAGATTCCGGTCTGATGGTTCATTCCGGTAGAGCGTCCGATTGCTGCTGCCTTGACTGCTGTCATGAACCGATTAAGCACATGCCAGTTGCTTTTGTTGAGCCAGCCGCCTTCAATAACGACCTTAATCTTTTTGCAACTCTCGTTCATAGCCTTTAGGTAATCTATCAAAGCCGGGAAGTTCATTTTATAGGCGAGAAACTTCTTGTCGTCAAAGACTGCTCCAACTCCGCTTTCCAGGTTGTCGGGGTCGATTCCAATTATAACTGTTCCTTTTTCCATTTTTTCTTTAAAGTAATTATTTCGTTTGAATTTCACGCATAAGCGTTTATTTTGTTTTGCTGGTGTAGTTTATTATCCAACACCCTTTACGTGCGCATATACGTGCACACATGCGTTATTATCCCTATCTTTCCCCTACCCCTTTCTTTCCCTTCTTTTTGGTTGCGATAGAGAAAGCTGGCAGGGATTCCGGAAGTTGTGCCTGCGCTTGCAAAATAAATGAATAACAAAATGTATATGTTGCAGGGTTCTTCCTTCTTCCACCGCCAGCCGAATGAATAAAAACATAATTTTCTAACGATTTCTTTTTCTTACTTCTTCATGTACCACCTCGCTTTCTTTGTTTGCTGTCAGACTTCTGGAGATGCGTTTCCGGCTCTCATATCGTAATTTCAAGATGTTATAAGTTTATTTGTTTTGATAGGGAGCCATCCCCTTCTGTCCTCGCTGGTTAATAACTCTATTATTGAACTCACGACCGATTATTCTTTTTGTTTTCTAGCAGCCATGCCAGATGCGCTGCCTGCTGCGGATTCTTGAACATGGAAAGAGCCTTCTCTACGTCCGGCTTCTTCCTCTCACGCATCGCTCTGTCAGCTACCCGGTTCTTAGTACCGTAGTTTCTATAGTGCTTACTCCAGTACTCCTTTTGATACGCCCGGTATTTTTCCCGGTTTCTTTTTCGCCATTCCTTCGTGGCTCTGAGGATCTGTTCCCGGTGTTCCTGGTAGTACGTTCTGTTCTTCTCCCTTGTTACGAAGTCGCTCATTGCATTCAAGTATTACCTGATGTTCTACATATTGCTTGCGTGCCGGGCAGTATATGCCATTTATGCAGTTTCGTCCGGAATCGCAAGCCTTGCATAATTCACTCGCCATACGTCCACTAGAAAGGAAGGTTCTCGATGTCGTAGTCAGTGAAGGCGATGTTCTCATGCCCCTCGTATTGGATGCAGCTGGTGAAGTCTCCCACTTTTCCTTTTTCGATAAGCAAGACTTTATATCGGTAAATTGCTTCCTCTCCACGATCACGAACAAAGAAGGCTGGCTGCCACTTGAATCTCTTTCCGTTCCTTACCAGCACCTTGTCAAAGACCTTGAAGGCTGGCTGCTCCTTCGCTTCCTTCTCTTTCTCCAATAGGGTACGAGCCTTTTGAAACATGAGGAATTCGCCATCTGTTGCTTCTCGCAGTTCCTTGCTTACGCTGATACGCAGGTCGAAGGTTTGGTCGGTCACGAACTTTTGGTTCTCGATTTCGTACTGGTCGCCAAATGTCAGCGTGTCCTCGCTTTCGTTCTTATCAATAAGCTTGCCGATGATAGTCAACTCTCCGTCCTCATCATCCTCGTTGAAAACGTAGAGTTTGCCGACTTCAAACGCTGGCTTCAAATCCACAATCTGTTTCTTCTCTGCATCCCAAGCCTTTCCTTTCTTTTCGAGAGCATCAAAGAGTTGCTGCTTTTCCGAGTCCGTAGCAAGGCGAAGTTCAATATCTCCAACATCTTCTCTGAATGGTTCTTCTAGAAGGAGCTCATCATTCTGGCAAAGAACTGCATGGAATCCTATATATGCCTCTTGTCTCGATTGGAATATAGCAATATGTGTACATTTTCGTACCACAAGGGCTACTATATCCCCATCCTTGAACTCAGGATGAGGTTTCTCAATCTCCAGGGTTTCCCGGTTCAGCTTTCCACCAAAATGCTTCTCTAAAGTGTTGATGTAAGTCTGGGTTTCATCATCGCTAGCTTTCCTAAACGTAAAAGTTATCATTTCAGATACTTCTTTGCTATAATCTTCGAAACATTCTTTCCACAGATAATGCTTGCCTTTAAATCTTGTGTAGCGATTATCTTTAAACCCTTCAAAGATAACATGTATGTTGGCATCTCTATGAACAAGCACATCTCCCTTCTTGAATAACTTGCTCCAGTCTCTCATTTCCTTTGATGGGAAGAGCAGAATTTCTCCTTCTTTATAGATTTTTCCGTTCTTGTCGAAGAAGTGTTCTCTTCCAGCTTCGTCCTCAGTCCAGATTGCTTTCGCAATGTCCTTGTCGTTTGCCATTCCACTGTGCCACACCTTCCCACATATTGGCGTGTACAACTCTGTACCGTACTCTTCATTTTTGAGTATTTCGTAAATATCAATATCTTTCTGTTCCATTGTCTGAATGTTTTTTTTATTGTTTATAACTTAACGTCTCCGAGTTTAAAATAAAGTTCCAGCAGTTCCTTGGTATTGAGCCAGAAATCGGTGTTGCCGATGTATACGTGATGTCGGTGTTCGTCCGTTATGATTTCTATCTTTTTCATATCTTTTCGCTATTTAAAAAGTTCCTGCTGTGGATGAATGATGTCTGCTCGCTTCTTCTTTGCCGCCCAGAGAAGGAGGTTGGTGTTCTTGGTTCCAGCATTCTTCTCGAGGTCTCTGATGATGCAGGTCAGAGCATCTTGAACCGCTTCGCTTTCGTTACCGTAGAAAATGCTGATGGTGTCATACCGGCTAGGGTAACCAGCCGGGCTGTCGTAACCATGCTTCCCTTTTTGAATGCTGTAGCCCCATATCCAGCCGAACTGGGTGTTGGCGGTCATTACCTTCCATCCCCAGTTGTCTGCACCCTCTGCGGCATACTCGATTACGTGCGGATTGATGCAAATATCCTTGATATTGTACTTAAATCCATCATGCTCTGCAACTGGCTTCTTGATGTCGTAGCTGTTTTCGGTCAGCCACTTGAACCAGTCGTTCGATGTCTTGAATACGAGCCCAGCGGCACGGCATTCATGGAAAAATAATTCATTCATGGTCTTTAATCTCTTTAAAGTGAATATCGCTACATCTTGCACAAGGGCAAAATTCTGTCAACCCTTTAGTGTCAAGAGCACATATATCGCAAGTATTCTGCTGTTCAGGTACATCATCATCCAACACTACTTTCAATAATCTACCGTTAACGTTCAGTAATGTACCTGCCTCGAAATCCTTGGCTATTTCATACGGTTCATTAATTACAATTGCTTCTTCTGCCATAATTCTTTCGTTTTAAGCGTTTAAAATCTGTTTGCCTTATAATTTACCGCCCGAAGCGTGAAAACGTCCCAGAGCGGCTATTTTTGCCCTCATCCGTTATTTTTCGGGCTTCCAGTCGATGCCCAGCCGCTGAAGAACTCCACGTTCGTAGTATCTTGTCAGCGAATCCTTGGCAGGCTTGTTGTTCGGGTTCTTCTTCAAGTCCTCGAGGTTCTGCTGGATTACCCACCGGAACTTGCTGTCTTGATTCTGCTGGCTCGCTGGCTGCTGGTGCTTGGCTTGCTCGTAGAGTTCCCCGATGCTCGGTCTTGCCGTTGCCGCAGGATCTTGCGCCCTGACTGCTGTCGATTGCGGCTGCTGGCTTGTGGCTGGCTCGTTGTTGAAGTTGCCTTCCAGCACCTTTGCGAAATTCTGCTCATTACCGAATATCCAATCAAACTTTCCGAGCCAGCCGTGCTTGTTGTTGCCGTTCATGAAGTCAGATGCCATCGCAATGTCAATTACCCGGTACAGAGTTTTCACGTCTCCCTTGCATTGACGAACCCTTGCCTTGACCATCACCTTGCGGTTCTCGGTCATGAGCGTAATAGGCGGCATCGCACTCTTCGTCTCATCATGCTTGCGGTTCCAGTATTCCTTGACGGCAGCATAGTCTATATTTTGAGATTTTGAAACCTTGCCGCCACCGGGTGCTTCGGTCTTGACCGATGCACTCTGAATACCTTCTTTAGAAGGTTCTAATATATTTGTTTCTTTAGAAACATCATTATCATACTCATTATCATTATCATTATCATTATCATAAGGTGAACGTTCGTGTACGTTCGTGTTATTTTCGCACGTTCGTGCACGTTCGTGTACGTTCGTGTTCCCTGCTTTTTCTCTTGCCTCTCGCTTTTTTCTTTCTCTTTCAAGTGCAATCTGTCTGTTTTTCTCACACTTGGCTTGATACTTGTCTTGATTGCGCTCGATATTGTCTTTGATAAAAGCAAAAGCCATACGCACGACTGGTTCGAGATTTATAGTCTTCCCATCCCTTGCGTAGAGAAATATCGCTCTCGTAAGTTGCCCGAGTTGTTCATCGGTCAGCCCCTCGATAAGAGCGTAGTATGATGTGTATAAGATGAATGAATCGTTCATGATGTTTTATTCTGATAATGATAGTTTCTTTTCCAGCTTCCGTTTGAGCACGGTAGCCATACGGATTTTGTTCCGCTGGCTTGTGTCGGTCGGTGCTGTCACTTCCCCACCTAGGGAAATATAATTTCCTAACTGGAGAATTATATTCCTTAGGTCGGTTTTTGATATAGGAACGCTAGCCATAAGCCCTGCCTTTACTTAATGAGCAATCTTCTTGCGCCTTGCACCTGCTTGATGTACTTGGCACACTCTTTAGGATGGTCTGCCTGATAAGCCTTGGCATCGAACTTCTCGCTTGCCTTCGGTGCTTTCCACGTTGCCAGCATCTTTCCGTTTCCGTCCACGATGCTCTCTGCGTCCCCGAAGAACAGCTTCAAGTTGTCCTCAATCTCATCCTGCTCGGTCTCCAGTTTCTTGTTCTGAACCTTGAGTTCCTTGAGCCTAGCAATCTGTTCGAGTATCTCCTTCGTTGCAGTCACTTCCTTGCCAGCTACATGTAGAGGAGACTTTAGGAGAACGTCTTGTGCGCTGTAGGCTGGCGGCTCTTGGTTGCCCACGATGTAGTCAAGCCAGAACTTGGTTATCTCGTCACGCATCCATCCGAAGAATTCGGGGTCGAAATCGATGTCACGGTAGCCGAACTCCCTGCCTGCTGTCAGCCAGGCAAGTGCTCCATCTTTGTACTCGCCAACTCCGAGGTTCATCTGTAGCTGGCAGAACCAGTGTTTCGGAAGGTCATCAGCATCAATCTGCATCTGCGTGGTCTTGCACTCGAGGATGCTCTTGCTCGCTTCGTTGTGCGTTGCCCCGGTTCTCCAGAAGGTGCGGTCAGGAGATACACGCAGATATGGTGTATCGGTGTTCGTGATGGTGTAGTCGTCCGTGCTTGCCTTGATGATGTGGCAGTGGCTCTCTCGTTTAAAGAACTGCGCCACGGCATCCTCCAGCAGATGTCCTGCAACCATCGCAAAGTTCTCAACCTTTGGTGGGTCGATACCCTTCTTGCGTCTCCACAGCTGGTATGGTGTTTCCCATGGGTTCAGTCCCAGTACTGTGCCTGCCTCTGATGCTCCTATTCCCTTTGAGCGGTTCTGCAACCACTCCTCTCTGCTTTTGTATTTTATTATCTGTTTCATTGTCTGAATGTCTTATTTATCAAAAAAGAATTTTCTAGCTGCTGTAATAACGATCGTGCGAAGGAATTTATCCCTTTGCATTGCTTGAGCAATTCCATCTGCGAGGTAAGCGGTTTTACCGTGGTAAGCAATATGAAAATCGAATCCTTGGTTTCCGTCTTCATCTGCATCTCCAGTCGGCTCTATTGCAGCCTGCAGATAGCATCTTTCTTCTTCGGCTTCTTCTGCCCATGCCTTGTAACCATCTGCGGTTCTGTCAAAGTACTTGTCGATGGTGCTCTTGTGTTTCTGATTGTTTTCTTTTTCTGCCATAATTTTACTGAATGTTTAATAGTTGCCACGGCTTCCCTTGGTAGGTTGTGATGGGAGCCCACCCCATAGGTTGTGCCGTGGCGGTTCGGGCAAACGTTATAACTTTATAAACTAAAACTATTTCTTTGCGGCTGTGCCAGTCTTGCCTTGGCTGCGGTTCATTGCCTTCTGCGCCTTATTCTTGGCATCATCGGCTGCTGCCTGCGCCTGCTGTGCGATTGCTTCCTGCTGCTTTGGCTTCTTGAAGGTCTCCTCTACTGTGGTCGTACCTTCCTTGATGGCGTTGTACACACCGGCCAGCTTCTGAATATCCTCTGCCGTGACTTCCTCGGCTGATTTCTTGCCCAGGTATTCCAGCAGCATAAGGTCTGTTACCTGGTACACTTGAAAGCAGGCTACGCAGCTCTTCCACTGGCTCTGTACGCCAGTCTGCTTGATGTGCTCGAGTGCCTTTGCCTGCACTTCCTTCACCACGCTTGCAATTAAGACCTGCGGCACGACCTTGCAGATTGCGTTACGTTGAGCAATGGCAACTGCTGCATTGCCAACTACCACCTGCATGTCCTGCGAGAAGGTGTAGCCCTTCGATGTCAGAATGCTGCGCTTCACTTCGACAGAGTAGGCAACGTTGCTCTCTAGGTCATGGCAGACGCCTTGTGCCGTGATGGTCTTGCCATCGTTTGCGATGATGCGGCCAGCGATACGCAGGTTCTTCCAGCATGCGGAAATGATTTCCGTGAACCTTACGCTAGGACCCTCGATAACAGTAGTTTTTCCGTCCTTGCTAGTGCGCTCCAGATGATAGAAGCAATTGTAGGCTACATCATCGTCCATCGCTGCCAGTGCTACCATGTTCTGCTTGCATTGCATGATGTCTCTCGGGAACTTGTGCGCTGTTGCAATCTGTCCGTCAATCTCCGAGCGGTTTATAGCTTCCAGCATTTCGCCACCGCTCACTTGAATAATTTCATTTTCCATAATTCGTTCTTTTTATTGTTCAACTTATTGTTCATTAACTCTAGTGGAAGGCTGGGGATTCGAACCCCAGTTGACTGCCAAAACTTACCCCCCCTTGCCAGCTGCCGAGGGATGCCCTTCCGTTGCAGGGCGCACGCTGTCGTTTCCGCATATTACATGGTAAAAAACAACTATTTTTAGATAACCTTTGAAAAATGAGTTTTGCGTGCGCCCTTTGCCCTGCCGCTGCAGGGAAACATATAATTGTTAAATAATCGTAGTCAAACCAGTTGAGCCATAAGGCTGTCGAGCCTGCTTTCCTCGAAGGCGTCCATCGGGTCTTGGTCTGCGTATTGGCTGTTCTCCTCCAGCCAGTCGTCCATCACGTCCTGATAGTTGACGCAGCCCTCGATGGCTTCCTCCAGCCGCTCGCTGTCGTTGTTGCTATTCTTGTGCGAAACGACCGCTGTGTTCCCGGTTCTGTCGCACCATACGCAGATGTCGCCTGCCGTGGTCTTGATGTCTACCCTTGCAACCGCTGGTCGCTGTGGTTCACGGTCTAGCTCCAGCCAGATGGCATCGTACATCTTCTTCCTGCAATCCTCTATTATCTTCTTCATTCGTTACCTCCTCTCTGATTGAATAAGTAACTTTGGAAGGTCTCACGGCACGATTTCAATATATCATTATCTATTCCGTTCAGATGTATGAGCGGTATATTATCGAGTGCCACGTAAAGGTTGCCCTTAAACTCTCTGTACTGGATTCTCCGCTCTGCCTCGAAGTAGCACTTGTTGTTTAGTTCGCATTGCTTTCTGGTCTTGCGGTTCACCTTCCAGTTAGTGATAAGCCAGCAGATGTCTGTGTACTTTACGATCATCCTGCGCATATTGATTGATAACTTGCTCATAGGGCAATCCTCCAGACTTTTTTAATCTCGCTGCCCTCGAAAACCTTGCGGTTGTCGATTCTGCGGAACTTGACCTTAATCTTACCAGCCTGCAACCATCTGCGCAGGGTGTTGCGATGGATGCCAAGCACCTTGCAGGTCTCTGTCATGGTGTATCTGCCTGCATCCGCTACCTTTGGTTCTACGTTCGTCATAACTAAGCCCTCCAAAAGATTAAAGTTACTAATACGATGGCAACTGCCAGGCTTATTACTTCGTCACTTGTGATAATCTCGATAAACTTCTTCATACGCTCTGAATGTTTAAATTGGTTCTACTTGATTATTTACGCACGGCTGCACGTCTCTTCTTTGGTGTTATCAATCCAGCCTTAATGAGGATAACACGCACGTTCTGCTGGGTGCAACCAACACGCTGTGAAACTGCGAGCATTATTCTGCTGTCTGAGGTCTCGGCAGGTGCCTTTGCTCGGAAATCTGCAAACATCGCTATGATGTTCTTCTTTCTTTCGTCCTGCTGCTTCTGCAACGGTGTTCGAAAATCATAATTAAAATTTTCTCCCATTTTATTTGTATTTTAAATTATTTTCTTTATCTTTGCAAAAGAGTTTTTAAACTCGTTTCTGAAATCGTTTGCAAAAATAAAACAAATATTTTAGATTACAAAACATTTGGTAGTGGTTTTAATATTAATTTAATTTTATTTAATTTTGTTTTAATATGAACGGAGAAGAACTAAAACAATATATAAAGCGCTCGGGAATGTCCGTTGCTGCTGTTGCGGAGGAGTTAGGAACAAGTCCTCAGAACTTGAATGCGAAGTTTAATCGCAAGTCTATAAAGATAGATTTCTTTCAAAAGATAAAGGAAATAATAGACAAGTGTGCCCCTCCCCTACCAGCCGAGATGGAAGAGGCTGTTTTCGGTTCAAATGTCAATGGTTCGAACAGTTCAAATGTCTCCCAGTCGCTTGGTAGTGATGCAGCACTGCAGGCTAGGGTCGAAAGCTTGGAAAGTGAAAATTCTTTTCTTCGAAAGCAAGTTGAAACCCTGCTTGCCATTGTGGGACAGAAATAATTTTGTAACTTTGCAAAATGAAAAAGTATGGTTAGTAAGTTAATTAAAGAGCACGACCGCAGGACGCTGCTTGCAACGTATCTGTACGGTGTCTCCAATCTGTTTATAAGCGGAACGGGCATTGGTGGGTTCTCACCATTGATTACTGGCGATGAGATAGGATTGTATAATATCCTTTTTATTGCCTTCGGTGTCATAGCGTCATTCGCCTTCGCTTATTTCGCTAATAATGTAATGAAGTATAATAATTCAAATGTTTAGATTATGGAACTAGCAACTTTATTTATGTTCATAGGTGCGGTTATCGGCACAGGTCTCGTGATTTGGTCTAAGACGAAATCGGGCGAGAAGTGGTTGCGTGAACTTTAGTTCTCGCTCAAGGTACAATATCAACTAAAATTCTAAGTAACGATGAAAGATGAGGATTTCATAGAGCGGAAGGAGAAGGTTCTTCTTGCCGCCCTCGGGAAAAGCTGGCTATGGAAAGCCAGCAGGCTGATAATAGGTATCATCCCTCCAGTGGGTGCGCTTGTAATGCTGATTCACTGTTCCCTGCTCTCCATGGGCTATAGGGCAAAACTCACAGAGTGGATATTCGACTGCTCGCTGTTCGGGTTCATCGCCTGGATCATTTGCAGTCTAGCCTATGGGTTCTGCTGGGTGCATCGAGCGTTCGCTACCTACGGAGTGCTGATTTCTTTCTGCATCGACTTCCAGCGTTCTTTCGGGTTCGGGGTTTTTCGCCAGCCGCTCCACCTGCTGATGGTCGCCCTAGGGCTGCTGCTCTTCTTCGTCTTCATCAAGAAAAAGGCTTGGAATGAGTTCTACGACAGAAATATTAATCATTTAAATAAATAGCGTATGGGAAGTTTCATTAATGGACTGGCAAAGGGTTTCGTTCGCTCTGCTGTCAATCAGGTAGGAAGGGATGCTGGTCGTGTTGTCAGCAATAACATCTATGGCGATGCTCACTCTATACCGCACAGAAATGTTTCCGCAGGTGGTGCTGGTCGTGTTTCCAGCGTTGGAAAGGTAGAGGATGAGGAAACTGTAATCATCGAGCCTTCGGAAGGAAAAGCTATTGCTTGGTGCGTGGTTGCTCTCTTCTTCAATTTCCTTGGTGCAGTCATCCTTCTTGTCGTTGGCTACAGAAAGCTGAAAAACAAATACGTTGCAAGTGCTTGGCTTTATGAATCCCAGGCGGTCTATGTCGCTGATGGTCGCTATAAGGCTGGGGAGCGTTATGATGGCCACCAGTTAAGCAGACGAAAGATAGAGGTTTCTGCTGATGAGTTCATGATTGAGAAGAATGAGAAAATTGCAAAGATATATCTATACGCTGGCTTTGCAATCTTAATTTGTTGTTTATTTGTTACAATTGCATCGATATGAAAAAGATAATAATGCTGTTTGCGCTTGCGCTCATGTGTATGTGCGTGCGTGCGCAACATACTGTTTACTGCGAGATAATACAATTTAATACTGGAAGTCCAAAGGCTCTCATTGCTGTTGATTTCGGAAATAAGGGAGCGGATGAGATAGTCGATGAAAATGGAAAGAAGGTAAAGTTCAAATCATCGGTTGATGCGCTTTCATACTTTGAGAAACTGGGATGGTCTGTTGTGTCCGCTTACTCTGTTGTAGCATACAATGGATTGGCAAACGTTCCAACGGTTCATTATCTGCTGCAAAAGAAAGTTGCTTCATACGATGAGAAAATGGACGGAATCCGTACAAAGAAAAGCGAGCCAAAAAAGAAAATAAACCTTGGCGATGATGGGTACTTTGAATAACCTTCTCGCCTACGAGGAATACCTGCCAGTTCTCACCCCTTCCGAGGTGGACCTGCTGCTGGCTTCTCGCCCAACGCTGGCTCAGTTGCAGGACTGGGCGCAAAGATTGAATAATCACCGGGCAAGGCTGGAAAACGTTTTCAGTCGTGCCTATCAAAAACAGAAAGATTATGGAAGATAAAAATCTAATGTCCGCTGATGTGGATATAGTAGTTCGTTTCTTCTCTGCCATCGACCGCCTGAAGGCTGATGGTTGCATTGGCGGTCTGAAGACGATAACCGACCGGTATGGTCTCAACCGCTGGAACATCATGTCCCTGCGAGAAAAGCCTGCCGAGTACTACGGTCGCTTTCGTCCGTCTTGGGTTCAGTTCCTAGTCCGTGATTACCACATCAACCCATACTGGCTGCTCCTTGGCTCGGGAGAGTTCTATGCAACTGGCTTCACGTCCGAAATCGTGAAAAACCTGAATAAAAACTGCACAAGAAAAAAGCAGTCTGCATAAGTTTTTAGTTTTCAATTATTTAGAACATACGTTATGATTTTAAGTACCACTCCAACCATAGAAGGCCACCCTATCCGTGAATACCGTGGCGTAGTGACCGGCGAAACCATCATCGGTACCAACTTTGTAAAGGATTTCTTTGCCAGTGTCCGTGATGTAATCGGCGGCAGAAGCGGTTCTTACGAAAGCACCCTCCGCGAGGCTAAGGATACAGCCCTCAGAGAGATGGCCGACCGTGCCGCATCCCTGGGCTGCAACGCCATCGTGGGCATCGA